GCCGGGAGGCGGCATCGGGCCACCCTGGGGAGGGGCCTGGGGGATTGGCTGGGTGCCCATGATGTCGTTCCCGGCGCCGCCGGTCCCCAACATATTCGCCAGCATGCCGGGGTCGAACCGCCCTAACGCCGACGTAACCTCTTGGTCATCCTTCAATTTTTGCAGTTGGATATCAGCCTGTTCCTGGGCGTTCGCCCCCTGATACATCAGGCCGATGTTGCCGAGGGCGTTCGAGAAATTGGCCATTGTGCCCTCCTAGGGTGCCCCGGTGGTGTTAAACCCGCCGTTGGCGGCGAAATCGGTATACATGTTCCCGGTCCCGACCGGCGCGGCGTTGTACCCAGGATTATACCCCTGGGTTCCCGATCCGAATTGGTCGGTATACCCAGAACTGTAGCTCGGCGACGGAGTGTTGAAGGTGTTATAGAGGCTCTTGACGTTATTGGCCAATCCCGTCATCCCCGAGCCCATATTGTACATGTTCGTCTGCCCCTGTTGCCAAGCGCGCTGCTGGGCGCTCGCGTAGGCATTCTGGGCCTGCGTCCCGAGACCCATATAAGCCTGGGAGTTCGCCAGCGACTGCTGGTAGGGGGTCATCGCCGTCTGGTATGCATTCTGGTAATTGTTCAGCGCAGTACCCTGGTTGCCCATGATCGTCTGGCTGGTATTGTACGGGGTTGCCCCAGCATTGAGGTTGAAGCCGACGCCGGTGTTCGCTAGCCCCGCCGCCGTCGTGTCGAGATTGGCGTAATTGCCCGCCGCCGAGCCAACGTTGCCATAGTCGCCGATGAGGTTGTTGTAATACTGGTTTTGCAGGTTGTAGGGCATAGCCGCCCCGGCGGCGTATTGGTTGCCTGCGGTCCCGTAGAGATTGGCAGCCGTGGAGGCCCCACTGGTAAGCCCGGAAACCCCTTGCCCGAGGGCGCTGCTTGCAGTGGATAGGCCTTGGGTCTGGCGCCCGAGCTGCGCATTCTGCCAAGCGATATTGAAATTCTGGTTGGACTGGTTCTCGATCCCCTGCCCGGCGGCAGAGGTGTCCAGCCCGCGAGCCTCAAGCCCGGCGCGGGTCTGGTCGGTGTTCTGTTGGAACTGCTGGGCGTACAGCGCCCCCTGGGGATCGAACGCAGTCCCGAGAACCGCGTTTGCGCCACCCTGCAAAGTAGCTGCGGCGCCTGTCGCGTAGGGCATGAGAGTGCCAGCCGCCTGGGTATCCGCCAGGGCGCCCTGCTGGAGCATGCCGCCCCCAGTCTGCGCCCCGGATAGGGCTGCACCAGTGTAAGGATTGGTCGCTGCGGCCTTATAAAGATCCTGCGCCCCGGCAATCAGGCCCCCCGCATCGTAAGTAGCTCCAGCAGCCCCCAGCGTTGGGGCGACGAAGTTGCCGTACTGCTGCCCAGCCTGCGTCCCGGCGTTCTGATAATTTATGGCATACGGGTCGTTGTAGCCCTGCTGCATCAGGTTCTGATACATCGGACTGATGGTCGGCCAAGGGCTCTGCCCGGTGATGTAGCTCTGCTGGTTCTGGAAGTTGGTGTCCTGGCCGGACAGGTTGTTGGGGATGTAGAAGTTCGTCCCCGATCCGCCCTGGGTGCCAGTATAAGGGCTTCCGCCACCCCCGCCACCAACAAGCCCTGAAATGGCGCTCCCCAAGCCTATCGCCCCGGTGATTGCCCCTATGAACCCCCGTTTGCGTTCCTGCGCCCGCTGACGCTGGGTGGGTATGCGGTTGTGGATCCGGCACTCGTTGGGTCTCATAACGGGCTCCTGGCGGCGAGCTGCTTAGCGGCATCGCACTGCAAGTTGACCCTACGGAGCTGCTCCCAGAAGGGGCGCGATAGCGGGGTGTTCCGGCAATGCCTGTGGAGTTTATCGCAGCAGTCGAATAAATCCAAGGCTGCGTAGGATAGGCACAGCACACTCGGGTCGCTTTTTAAGGCTTCCAGGGCGTCAATAAACGGCTGTAAGGGGATTTTTATTCCCAATTTTGTCAGGCTGGCTTCAACATCCTGGATTGGGCGGAATACCGCTGCGCAGGGAAGCCCCGGCAAGTGCCAGCGGATCTGCGGGTACTTTAGCACCAGCCCGGTGTCCACCCCACCACAGGTCTGCAGCGTATTCAGCAGGGCGTAGAAATTAAGGTGGGCGGCGCTCGGGTCATGAACACCGCCCAGAAGTCGGGAAAGCCAGAAAGTGCGGGAGCGAGGGAGCCCCATGACGAGGAACCCCATCGCCCCCTACTCCTTAGAAATCCGTCGAGACGTTGATGATCGCCCCGCCGCCCGCGCCCTGGAGCTGGCAGCCCCAACCCGCCGTCGAAGCGGTGGTCAGGGTCGCCGTCAACCCGAGCTGGGTGGTCGTCGCGCCGTTGCCGAAGACCAGGAAGGTCGAGGCCAGCGTCGAGGTGGTGCTGTCCTGAATACGGAACGTCGAGGTGGACAGTGCTGTACCGGCGAACGTCACACCGGCGGTAACCGGGGCGGCGCGCATCGGCTGCGGCAGCGGCAGGGACAGGGCGCAGGAGGTGGTGCTGGTCAGCACGCCGTTGGCAACCGGGATGCCGGTAGCGGGCTCGGTGATGCTGTAGAAATACCGCTGGTACTTCGCCAGCTCCACGCCGTAGGGGCGGAACTCGTAAGCTGACGGAGCGGTGCCCTGCTCCAACTGGACCTGGGAAAGGGCGAAGCCGTCGGTGGCCCCGGCGCCGGTGGCGGTCGGGGTGAAGCAGATTTCAACCGCGATCTCCTTGACGGAGGTCGGCACGGAGGCGGTCAGGGTGTAGCGGTTCCAGGCCGAGGCTGACAGGGTGTAGTTGGCGGTCGCCAGGGTCGCCAAGCCAGTGAAGGCCGGGGTGATTGCCGGGGACGCCGTGACGGTGCCGAGACCCTCATCCGAGCCGGTACCGGTGATGATGTTGGCAGAGATCACATTGCCGTTGTCAGCCGCCAGCCCCGCCAGAGCCTGAGCATAAAAGCTCAGAACCACCGGCTGACCCTGGAGGTCGATAGCCTCCGAAGTCGGGATTTCCTGGATCGCGCAAACCGGCTGGGTCAGAACGCCAGAGTTGCGATAGACCTTCAGCGACTGGGCGGAACCCACCACCGGAGATGGAGACGAGGTGATGACCTGGGAGTATCCAGCACCCGAGCCGACGTTGGTGTCAACGCACCAGCGGTCAGCCGAGTATCCGCCGGTGGCGGTGCTGTTGCAGCCCGAGGTGGTGCCACCCGCCGTGGCGGCGGTGCCGCGCTGGTAGATGGCGAACTCGCCGTTGTCGATGTAATTGCGGAACGGCGTGGTCGCCATCGACGCTGGGGTGATGCCCGAGTTGATGCTGGTAATCGCGCTGTTCACTGTTGCCTGAACGGTGTCCAGCGGCGCGTTGATGTAGGGGATGTTTGCGGCAAGAGCAGCGTTTGCATACAGGGCAAACGCCGCAACGGAAGCGGTAAGTTTACGCATGGTACCCTCCAAATTAGGCGTCTGCCCGAATGGGTTACTTTACACTGTCTCCACGCTCACGCCAAGGTTGGCTTCCAAGGCGGAAATGTAAGCATCAATATCATGTTGAAACACCGAGGGGAATAATCCTTGCCAACCGATTACCTGCTCGATCCGGTTGCTTTGGTTTATCCAGGTCATCGGTCCCGGCTGCACCAGATCGGGGGTGCAGAGCGGCCAGAGCGGGGCGAAGTCGTGCCGGTTTACCACCCGCACCGGGGCGGTTGGGGCAATCCCTTCCCAGAACCACTGGTTCGCCCCTTTCGGAGCGCCGAAGCTGACCGCATCCGCAGTCAGCTTGGCGTCCTGCGCCAGCCTCAAGGCGAGGTTGGCTCGGACCCCGCCAAGGCTGTGCCCAGTGAATGTGATCGGGCCATTGACCCCGACGGCATGCAACGCCGCCAACACGTCCGGCCACTGCTGCGCCAGCGGGCGCCAGAAGCCAGAATGGGCCACCGCACCGTCTCCAAGGTCTACTCGCCCATTGTCAAGGTCGTCCCAAATCTCGCTGAGGTCGGTATTCTCAGCGAACCGGGTGCCCTGGTAAGCGACTATCCCTTCCCGATAATTGCCGCCCTCCTCAGTGCAGATTACTGCGACGATGTCAGGGTTACCAATCCGGCAGGCATAGGTATAGCCGAGAGCCGCGACCTCCGCTCGAACGTCGGCGTCGGCAATCTTGTACGTCGCCGCCGAGAGCTTCGCTAAACGAAGCAGGATTTGGGCGTCGGTCATTTGCAGTTGGGCAGGGCCGCTGCACTGGGGTCGCCCTGATGGACGAAGGTAAAGTCGTTGGCAAATGGTGGGAAAGCATTGTGCACCACCACGCAGCTATTGGCCTTGTCGGCGGCCAGGGCATCCGCGACATCTTTGACCGAGGTTCCTGCACACCCGGCTAGGGCCAGGATTGACGCCGCGACGAGCAATTCACGCATTGGGGGTCTCCCGATGAACAATCCAGGTTCCTGCCGACATAATAAGGGTCATGGCGGCATTTTGAGTATCCCCGTCCATCGTGATGCCGTAATGCTTGCAGATGGCGAAGATGAGGGTTGAGATGGCACCGGCCACAGTGACGGTTGTCATCGACTTGGATTGGTTGGGGTTCATACCGGCGCCGCCTCGACCGGGGTCAGCTCGCCCACCGGCGGCAGCTCGCCCTGGTCCACCACTTCCGTCACCGGCTCGGTCAGACCCCCCAGATCCCCGGAGACCGCGTCCCCGGTCGGGGTTGGGACCGCCGACAAAACCTCCTTCGGGGGCTCTTCGCGGGCTAAAGGGATGGTGGTGAAGTCCACCCCGTCTGCCAGCTTCCAATTGGCCAGATACTCAGCGACGGTGGCCTTACCCAGCGGGGTGTTGTACCAGTGCTTGTAGTAAGCCGCCTGGGCCTCGGGAGTGACCCCGATGACCCCCGGAGCCCGCTCGTAAATCAATCTGGCGATGGCGGCGTCCCGCACTGGGCCATCCAGCCCCTCGACCGCATCGAACCACTGCACATGGGTATGCTCAACCCAGTTCAGCACGTCGGCGCGGGTGGCGGGCTCAATCTGGAAATCACCCTTAGCCGGACCGCCGCCGATCTGGTCGATGTCCCGCAGCCCGCTTTCCTGCAGCGCGGTGCCGAGCAGGAGCTGCCGGGCCGGAACGCTGTCGAGCCCCAAGGCAACGAGTGCTGGGGCGATAATGGTATCAACGAATTCTTGAGGGGTCATGATAGTCTCCTAGTGTCGTCCAAAAAAATACTTCGCAGCCTCAACAAACGAGATCAGTGATGCGGGGACGCCGACCGCCGCCCGAAGAGCGAACTGGGCTACTTTCCGGTCAGACTCCAGCTCGGTAAGCCTTTTGTCGAGGTCTTCTACCCCACAGGCCCCGGTGTGGTCGGTCATATGCACGGCAATTAACCCAGCGATGTCGTCTTTCGTCGGCATCTTGGAACTGATCTCCTTGATCTCCTTGAAAATCACATCGATCTGGTGCGAACGCTCTGCACCCTGGGCTTCCAGAGACCCGATGGTTTTATACAGTCCAGCGACATCAATTTCAGACACAACCGTGGTCCTTTCGGCTCTCCAACCCCTAGGGATTAATCTTAGCAGCGGCGATGAACAGGGCGTCGATCTGCGCTGGCGTCAGGCCCAGTGCCTGCCCAATCGCTGCAATCGAGGGACTGTCACGCCGGAAGTCCGAGGAGTTGTTCCAGAAGATCGACACATTGGCGTCCGGTGCCGCATTCACCGCTGCCTGCGCTTTCGCCAGCAGCCCGGCATTGTTCAGAGCCGCGAATGCCTGCGCACGGCTGACCGCCTTCGGAACCGGCCCCGCCGCCGCAATCGCCTGCCATGCCGGGATCAGGGCTTGAAGCTGCGTGTCGGTCGGCTGCGCGCCCAGAACAGCGGCATTCCATGTGCAGATGCCATCCGCCTGTCCTTCCGGCTGGCAGGTGGTGTAGTCGCCGGGTGCAACGGTCTTTCCCGCTTGGGACAGCCACACCTGCACCAGGTCGTTCGCGGTTTGCGCCTGGGCCAGCGAGGGCAAGAGCAGCAAAGCGAAGAGTGTCTTTCTCATAGCCATTCCCCTTAGTTGCTGTACTGGTAGAGGGAGCAGGAGCCGGTCGATATCGTCCCGGCAGATGCTTTTACCCTGATGGCCGTCGTCGCATCGCCGCCGCCTTCCCAGGAGCCAAAGAACGACGTCGATACGCCGTGTGCGCTGGTCGTTCCCAAAAGGAAGGCTGCGCCAGTAACGGCGAGGTGATCCCCCGTCCCTGATGCCGGGTGGATATCCATGACGAACAAGTTGCCGGGGCTGGAAGTCGGCAAGCTGTCGTTCATCATGGTGATCGACGCCGCGAAGTTGCTGCCGTACTGGTTGGACACTGTGTAGTTCGCAACCGTGTTGCCATACCCGAGGGTGTCGTAACTTGAGGTCTGCCAGGACGGACCAGCACCAGTCCCGATTTGCAGATAGACCACGTTGCCGCCCGCCACCGACAGCACGAGGCTGTTGCAAGTCAGCCGGTAGTAGGCAATGGCAGACAATCCAGTCCAATTGAGATCGGACGAGCTGCTGGCGGTCTGCGTCGAGATCAGCGTTATGCCAGTGGACCCCCCGGTGCTGCCGCAGGTGATGCCCGTCCCGGCCACATAGTTGAGATGGTTGCCGCCGGTATCGGCGCAGGTCGGCATAGCCTTGTTGGCCAGCGGCGCAGCCGATCCAGACCAGTTGCCAAGCATGGTGTTTGCCGGGGCAATTTCCGAGGGACTGACCTGGGCCAAGGCCGGGCCAGCAGCCAAAGCCAGGAGGAGAGCGAGAAGTTTCTTCATGGCAGCGGCGCTCCGAAGATATAGAAATCTGCCGTCATGGCGGAACCCTGCGGGGTGGTGAGCGAGAGAATGGGTGTCCCAGAATAGGACAGCTCGGCTGATCCGGTTCCGAAAGCCAGTTGCTGAAGGGTAGCGGCGGCGGTCAGCTTTGCATAAACCTGCCCCGCGTAAATGATCGCCTGCCCGCCTTTGGACGCCGCTGTGTAGATGCCGCCTACCGCCGTGGTCGGCGAGCCAGAGGCATTCGTCGCCACAATATCGGTGATGCGGAACTTGGCCGGTAGCGAACCATTGACCGTAAACGGCTGATCCGCCGTCGAGTTGAGATTGGCGCCCTTCAGATAGAACAGAAGCCCCGATGCGCCCGGCGGGCGTCCGCTCACCAAAGCGTAAGACACCAGACGCCAAACGCTCGACCCCTCGTAACGGAAAGTCAATACGTCGCCCGCTGCCGCCGGATACGTCGTCCCGGACCCGATAAGGCCCGTCAGAATAATGTTGGCGTTGTTGGTGAAAATGGGAGTGCTGACGCACTCGACTGTGCGGCACTCGCCGACGTTAGACCCTGCGCCAAAAGACGTTATCGTCGCCGTGCCCGACAGAGCGATGTAATTCCCCAGCACACTATCCAGTAGGGTAGTCGCCGCAGACGCGAGCGCAGCGGCGCTCTCATTGACCACCAAAGGCGTCAGCGTGTCGCCAACTTGACGTGCTGCGGGCCACCCGCCGGGAGTAACCCCATCCTGCACCACAAGGCGCCATTGCGTCAGATCGATGGCAACTTCACCAACAGCCCCGGTGAATGCCAGCACTTGCGCGTGAGTTCCTCGCCGCCATTGGACTTGAGTTGCCATCCATCACCCCTACGGCAAGACGCCTGTTGGTCCGAAATCTACCACGGATAGTGCTGGATCGGCAACGGCCCCCCAATCCCCGATTAGGTTCAATACTGGATCCGCAATACTTCCGTAATCATAAGATGAGTTCAAAGCCGCCGTAAGGTTAGGATCAACATTTATATACCCTAGGGCTTGGTAATGCAAATACATCGCTCCTAGAGAAAGCCCCGGAACAGAATTGCCAGTGATTTGAACCGACATCCTATTGAAAACTACTGGGGCAGGCCAAAATACCCCGTAGGTTGTGGGCTCAGACGGGGCAATTGGCGGGGTCGTAACCGCATAGGTACTTAGCGCGTTATATGATGGATCAAGTACCTTAAATGTTAAAGCAGTCTGCGTAGCAAACCCCATAAAGATGGTATGCTCAATCAGGGCTTTCTCGGATAGAATACTGGTATCCTCAGGGAGAACCCCAGTCTGGTATGCAAAAGTTAACTGCGTCCCAAATTCCGCGTAAGTATCCGTAACCCCAGGAAGCACATTAGATTGATAAATCACCCCCGGCTGCGTGGGATTACTTACCAGAAATGATGCTCCAGCCGCAATAATGCAATCGTAAGTCAGGGTGTGGGGGCCGGTCCAGATTTCACGGATCTCATCCCACCAGTATTCAAATTTCTCGTAGCTTCCGCCCATGAGGAAATCGACTACCGCCCGATACGTGCCCTGGTTATATGCGCAGGCCGTCCGGCTCGGGGTCAGGGCGGTCATGAAGGGCAGCACCACCTCACCCACCGGCTGGCTCACCTGCCCATCCAGCCCGACGGTGCGGATACCGTCGATAGCAAGGAACGACACCCCGCCGGGGGTCACCGCGGGGCTGCGAGGGGATTGGGTGCCTACCCCAGAGATAACTTGGTTCAGCGATAGGGTACTGAGCGCCAGATCGCCCTGCACCTGCCAGATGCCGAAAGCCTTGAAGATCAGCAATGCCTGGGCGATACCGCCGGTATTTGTCGCATAATACGGCTGGGGCGACATTGAAGTGATAGCGTCGGCGCCGCCGCAAGTCAGCGAGTTGGTCGCATTCGCCATGTTGGTGGGTACCAACACGTCGGTGAAATATGCTGTGTTGCCGCAGGCGAAATAAATCCGGCCATTGAAGTTGGCGCAGAAGGTTGGGACGCTCGGAAGCGGGTTAGTCCCGGTGTTATAGGAGTTGTATGCCGGACTGTTTCCCCCGGCGCCGCTGATAATCCCAAAAAAATTTGATCCCACGCCGCTGTAGCCTGGGTGGGTGAACACCACATAGCCGCCGACGAAATCGACCGTAGGGGGCGTCCAAGCCCCGCTGGTGGCCGGGCTGCGGGGGACGTTCGCCCCAGTCACTCCAGTGATGCCCACAAAAACCCCGGCGGCGAGGTCGTAGCAGAAGGGCTCGTCGTAGCCAGCATTGCGGGCCGAGGCGATGAAGCCCCAGACGCGGGTACCGGACTGACGCATCACTGAGATGTACCCAGGGCTGGAAAACCCACCAGAGGCGAAGTCGATGGCTTTGAATGCGGCTGGCCGGGGGACAAACATGCCGGGAGTCGTCGGACTCGGCATGAGGTTCTGGCAAGCCAGCATGCCGCCCTTCTTCGACATGTTGCCATCGCGGCTGTCCGACAAGCCCATCGGGACGAAGGGCATCGGCAAGACGTCGCGAATGGCCATCTTAGAAGCCCGTCTGCTTGGTCGGCTTGAGACTTTCCGTCGAGCGGAAGCGCCGCCGATCCAGGGTCACCTGCTGGGCGTACCCGCTCTTGTCGTCATCAATCATCAGATAGCGGTCGAGGATCTGCACGGCCTCATCCAGCAGAGACTTGTGCCGGGTATCGTCGGTCAGCATGGCAATATCTGCCGTCAGCCGCTTGATCAGATACTGCTGGTTGGGGAACCAGGGGATTACAGAACTGGTCTCGGGGGTCAAGATATCACTCGGCTGCGACTGGTACCGGACGGTCACCGCCAGCGACAGCGCCGGTGGAGGCCAGAAATAGATGGTCGGCGGGCTGGTCTCGATCTGGGTAGCATACTGCTCGGGATAGTTGCTAATCCCCGGCCCCTGGAACATCTGGTCGTAGTCTTCCAAGGGGATCTGGTTCAGATAAAAAATCGTCCCGTTGACCGAGTAAAAAACCTCCCGCGCCCGCAGGTAATCGGCGGGCAGGGCGTAGCTGGCCCCGGCGCCAGTGACGTTCAGCGTGGCGGTCTTCCGCAGCTCATCGAAGTCGTAGGTCTGCGCCAAATAGGACAGAATCAGGTTGAGGAACTGTCCGGCCTGGGTCGTATAGCCGGACGTTCCCCTCCCTGCGGACAGGGCAAGCGCAACGATCTGTTGGGCTTGCAGCGCCATTTACGCGGCATCCCTCTGGCATTCGGCCAGGAAGCCGCGTTTGATATCGATGTCGTCCTCAAGACGCCCGATGTTGATCACCACCGCCTCGCGCTGTTGGCGCTCCTGGGCAGACAGGGGCTTGTTGCCCTGCCGCTTGTCCAGCCGCTCGACGTCCTCGCGCATGTTGCGCAGGTTGCGCTCCATCGAGGCGATCTCGGCTTCCAGGTTGATGATGCCGCTCTTCGCCTGCTGGCGATTGATGGCTTTCAACACCTTGTCCAGGGTGGCATTGATGTCGTCCAACGAGGCCTCGGGGCCAAAATTCCCACCGACCGAGAGCTGACGCGAGGCGCCCAGCTCTGCGACGATGTTGAACCCTACGGGGCCGGATTTGTAATCTCCACTCATGCTCTGCTGCTCCTATGCGGCTCGGTTGGGCCGAAGCACCGGCGCTTGGGGCTTCCGATATGCGTTGCTCCGGTTCTTGCGATCCGAGATCTCATTTTCATGCACCCAGGTCCGGTGCACGATCTCCAGGATGGTCGGGACCGCCTTCGGAGCGAAATTGTAAGTTACCCCATGGTGATAGTCTACCCCATCGATGGTAATCTTATTGGAATGCGGCGCGAGATCAATGGTGATTGCCACCATCTCCTCGCCTTCCTGCAATCCACCCTCGGCCAGCATCTCACGCTTCAGCTTGGCCTTCATTTCGCGGCGCTTGGCAGCCTTCAACAGGGCGAGCTGCTCGGCCTCAAGTTCTTGCCGAACCTCAGCCTCAATCTGGGCTTCATCAATCGGATCCAGCTCAACCGCGCCGGGGATGATCTGATCAGTGTCTTTCGTCTTTGCCATGCTCATGCTCCAGAAAAAGTGGGGAGGGGCGCTACCCCCTCCCCGGTAGGGTTACGAGAAGGTCGCGGCGAAGAGCGAAGTGCTTTCAATCCGCATCAGGAAGTTCTGGTTCTCGATCAGGGTGCCATACATCACCTTCCAGCCGATGATACGGAGCTGGTTCAAGGGGTCGGACTTGTCCGCCGTCTTGAGGTAGGTGAACTTCGGATCGTCCAGCATCACCTGCCCATAGGCATTCTTGCCGATGACGAAGCTCGGGAACACCGTGATGCCGGTCGCCGGGGCGGCAGGCGGCGTCTGGGCGGTGCCGACACCCGTGATGGTGACGGTGGAGCCGGACGCGATCTGCACGGCTTGGCCGGTCAGCGGGCCGCTGGTGGGGCCAGAGGCCGACAGGCCCAGGTTCACCGGCGAGCTGGTGGTGCCGACATAGACGTTGAACACGTATCCGGCCAGGGTCGGCACGGTCACGCTGATCGAGCCGTTGGGGCCGGTCACCGAGATCGAGGCGGACACCTGATAGATGCGCTGCTCGTAGTTCTGCTGCTGCGGCGAGCCGGTCACCTGGACGTAATAGGTGCCGGTGGCCAGCGACCCGGCGGCGCCCGCCGTGCCGTTGACCTGGGCCACACCGACGAAGAACGGAACCATGTTCGACCGGCAGAAGCGAATGCCGCCCCACTCGCCCAGCTCGTTGTTATAGAGCTTGTTGACGTCGCTGTAGGACCACGCGGTGACCACCGTGGTGTTCTCGCGCATGTCCTGCTCGACCAGCGGATGGATCAGGGCGACATAATGCTGGAAGCCGCGAGGGTTGGTCGAACCCTTGCCGGGCTTGTCGGCCTGGATCTTCGCGCTGGGCTCGGTCTGCCCCATGAACTGGGGGACGCCGATGGTGTAGAACGCGCCAGCGGCGCGGTTCACTTCATGCGGGGTCAGGATGTCCGAGGTGGCTGCGGTGCCGCCGTTACGGATACCGGCGCGGCTGCCGCGAGCGGTATTGTCGTAGGAGGCGTAGTTGATCTGGGTGCCCGCCAGCAGGTTGGTGAATGTGTTGCGTTCCAGCGTTTCAGCCATCTGCAAGGCAACCAGATCGGTCGCGAGCTGGAACAGCGGATGGAAGATGGTGAACTCGGCGACGTCGGTGATAGTCACCTTGTCGCCCCACTGCTGGGCCACCGCCGAAACCTGGGCGAGAGGCATGCTCTCGCCGACCGGCGGGACGCCTTCCGACAGCGGCGCCGTCGGCAGGTTCAAGCGGTCGTAGCGGGAAGCCTCATAGGTGGTGCCGCGCCCCTTGGGGAGGCGAAGCATGTCGCCGAACTGATAGGCGACGAGCTGCCGCTGAACCAGCGGCATGACTTTCTTCTGAATGTAGGGGACGACGTCGCCGGTATTATAAGCGCCGCCGCTGTTAAAGTTTGATGCCTGATTAACTGCCATGGTGAAACACCCTCCAGGTTATGCCGGGCGGGTGTTTCACCCGCTGGCTTAGATATACTGATCTTTCAGGCGGCTTTCCAAAGCTTCCAGGCTATCATCCTGTCCGCGACGTCCACCCGCCATGTCACCACGCCCGCTCGCTGGGCGTCCCTTGGCTGCGGCCTTCTTTGCGGCGCCATTGGCTCGCATTCTGGCCCCGGCCTTGGTCCCTTTTTCCAGGGCGTCCTTCCCGATCAGGTGGTACAGGATGTTCTCGCGGGAGACGTTTTTGCCGTCCTTGAGATAATCCGCCTTCACCTTCTCGACCCGATCCGCGTATTTCGCGTAGGTCGGGTTTACCGACGCCCTGGCTTCGAAACTCGCCTTTTCAGCCATCTCAGCCATCTGGAACTGAGTTTGCTGAAGTTGAAACTGCATCTGGTTGAACCGCTGATCGGCGATGTAGGCAGCGCGCTCGTCAGGGAGCATGTTGTCCAACTTCGCCCGCTCAGCAGCTTCCCACGCTGCCCGATCCTGGTGGGTGCGCTGCTGTTGGAACCGCTGAAGATCCTCCTCGACCTTCTTTGCCCGCTCCTCAGCTTCCTTCGCCCGCCGGGCCAGGACCGCAAACCGGCCCTCTTTCTTCGCCTTGACCTGGATTGCGGCTTTGGCTTCCTCGTCGCCGTCATCGGCGCCCTCATCAGCCTCGTCGCTTTCCTCAGCCTCGTCTCCTTCCTCGACTTCGTCCTCGATCTCAAGCTCGTCTTCAGCTTCCAGGTCAAGTTCGTCCTCGGGACCGTCAAACTCAGTATCAGCCATGCTCTTCTCCTAAGGTGCTAACGGCAACCACTCGCGGACCAGTAACGCTGGTCAATCGGTGCAAATATTTAAACCACACCATACATGGCGTTGTCTAGCGGGGAACTCTACCAGGATCCTGCAGTTGGTCCTGATGGATTACTCCTGGGGGTTGCTGCCCACCTCGCGGCATCCCAGGCATGGCCCCCTCTCGGGGTCCGCCCGGCCCGCCTGGCCCAGGTAATCCTTGCGTCGGGGGTTGGGCCTGCATGGCTTTCTTCTGCAAGGCCTGCTGGTGCTTCATGATATGCGCCTTGAAGGCATCCATCGGCGATCCTTGCGAGAATGCCTGCTGGGCGGCGCGGAAATGCACCTGCATGTGCTGCGGGTCGTTGTCACCAGGGTGGACCTCCACCGGATGCCCAGCAGCCATCATCATGTCCTCGATCTCCGGGGCCACCGTCATCTTATCCCGCTCGTCAATGAGGATCTTCGGCGCCAGACGCGGTCCGTAAACTTTCTCGGCGGCGTCCTCCAGCAGCGGGGCCAGATTGAGTGTCAAGCCGCCTAGGAGGTCCGGCGGGGTTCCCTTGAGGACGTTGGTGAAGGCGATCATCTGCTGAACCTGCTGGGCACTGCGGGTGACCTCGACGCCAATCCATTTGAACTGGTATTGGGTGTCCATGGTCGAAGGCTCGACCTCTTCCAGGATCGCGCTGACCCCGAGGCTGCCAAACTGGCGGACCAGGGTTTTCTCCTCGCGATACTGATGGTCCATCTCGTAGAACCAGCGCAGCAGCGGGGTGAAGATGCTCTCCTCCAGGATCGTCACCGCATCGGCGGTGGACTCGATGGCCACCGCCTGCTCCTGCGAGGTTTCCGCCTGGGTTGGCTTCTTCCGGCCACCGCCCTGGGGCATCATCGCCGGGTTGACCGACAGGCTCTGCATGCACTGGGATTTCAGCGCGCTGACCAGCTCAAAGGCTTCCTTCCAGATCGGCGGAAACTCAACAATCTTGGTGGTGTTGGGATCGGTTAGCCAGATTGCCGCCATATTCAGGATCATCGACCCGGTCCGAGGATTTTTCTCCGGGTCGGTCATGACGATGGGGAGCAAAGCATACTGGGCGCTGTCGAGGCCCATGTTGAGAGCGTCGTTGGCGGCATACTGGGTTTCGGCTATTGCGGATACCGGCGAAACGCCCCAGAAGCTGCCACCTACCCTTTTGAGGGGGGCCGACAGCACGGGCGCCCGGTCGTTCCAGTTGGGATTGCGTTTCAAACTGAGACACATGCTCTCACCAGCGTGATAACTAACCGACCAGCCCTTGTGCTTGCCGAGCTTTATCCGCTTGGTCCAGACCATGTAGATCAGCGCATGCTTGGTGCCGCCGTCAAATTTCACCCCGGCGGCTTCCGCCTTGTCCTTGTCGGGGTTGGGCTGCTGGGTGTTAGCGGACAGGGAGAAATTCTCAACCAGGGTCTCGCCGGTCTTCTTGTCGAACTCTCCGTTCTTGATCCGGCGCTTGATCTCCTGCTTCGACATGCGCAGCGCGATGGCGACAACCTCGGCAGCCTCGGGATTGGGCGCCGTCGCGGGCAGGACGCAGATGTCGCTGTCGGCCACCACCAGCACCTCGGGGGTGCGGTCGGTAATCTCCTCGTCCTCAACCGTCTCGTACTCGTCATCCAGCTCCAGCTCGCCCATCGTCACGGGCTTCTTGACCCGCTTGGTGATGGTCCGCTTGGTTTCCTTCCACTCCACATAGAGCGAGTAGTGGCCCTCGACGTCACCGTTGCGCAGCAGGGCCGGGGTAATCTCGCGGAGTTTGGCCGTCCCGACGTAATGCTCCAGCAGGCTGATGGTGCCGTGGGGGATCTTCTGGTCGTTCGTCACCACGTCCACATGCCGTCCGCTGGCGGGGAACAGGGTGTTGGTGAACCGGGTAACCCGCGCCTCGATGGCATCATGGATTACCGGGATGAAGGCGTGGCTGGTACCGTTGTAAGCCTGCTTCTCGGTGAGATTGCAGTTGTAGATGTCCCAGTATTCCCGGTTCGCTTCCGCCCGCGAGTTCTTATCGGCAAACCCCTTGACCACGTCATCATAGAGATCACCGATGTCCTCCTCCAGCCCGTTCTGCTGGGAGTAATCCTTATCCCTCGGGGTCAATTTGGTCTTTGCCACAGCGTCACTCCTGGGGTCTGGCCGAAATAAACCGGCGTCCGTTGCCGGTATACTGCCAGTTTATTGAGCTGTCGTCATCTCCCTCGATCTGCGACACCGCGTCGAACTCGCCGACGAGGGCCTCCAGACCCTGGATCAGCCAGCGATACTGGTTGTCCTCGGGCTGGTCGCTGACCCGTCCGGCGGCGTCCATGCTGCGGGTGTAGCCGCCCAGCAGTCCGTTGATCCCCCAGACCGCATCGGGGCTGACCATCAGACCGGGCTCGCCATGCACCTGCTTGCGCAGCCAGGGGGTGAGCATGTCAGGCCGGGGACTGCGGCTCTGGCGGATGTTAATGCCTTTACGTCTGGCAGCGGCGATCAGCCCCGAGGGGTCGTAGCGGTCGAAGCGTTCCGCCGGGGCAAAGATCAGGACTTGGCGTCCGGCCAGTATAGCTGCCTCAGGGACGACCACATCAAGTCCATCAGCAGCGTTGCCATCATGCACCCAAGATCCGAGGACTCGTAAAGTGTTGTCCAGTCGCTGGACGAGGACGCCCGTGAATAGACCAGCCGTGGCGTTGACGGCGAGGAAGACGGGCTTGCGGGGATTGGCGGTGAAGGGTTGATCAGCAACGTGAGCTGGGGAGAAGTCTTCATAGATCGGCCTCCCTGGACGCATCCGAAGGGCATAGGCTAGCGCATTCGCCACGTCTTTTCTACCGCTGGGGAAGGCCAGAAGCTCAGCGACGAGGTCGGCGCAGTCAGGGCTCAGCTCGACCTCCCCCGCTTCGAAGAACGGTTGCAGGCTGCCGATGAACCCATCCTTGTCCTTGGGAGCGCGGATTGATCGTCCGGTTACCAGCGGGAGCGTCACCCCCCGCCGCACCTGCTCGGTGCGCAGCGGCTGCATGACGAACTCCTCCAGACCATCCGGCTCGACGCCGATCTGCACCGGCTGGAACGTATCGTTCAGCTCAAACAGCGCGTTCACCTGCTCATCGGGCTTGTGGAACGCGCCAAAGGCCTTGCGGACATAGAGCCGCTTGCCGCCGATCCAGCTCCACACGGCATAGCCGGTGCGGGCCGAGGTGCGGATGCGCGTGGTGCGCGCCGGGTCGCAATAGAGGTACGTCGCCGCCCAGGGAGGCGCTACAGGATTGATGCGGATATGGCGGGACTGAAACAGCTTCGTCGCCGGATCCTCGGCCTTGCACAGATACTCCTGGGCAAACAGGGTCGCCTCGCCGTTCTCGCTGAAGGTGCGCCACAGCTCCTTCAGCTTGGGGAGCGGGAACCGGGCGGGCCACAGGCTCTCCACCCACTCATCGGGGATGAGGCTGGCCGGAAGGGCAGCGGGGAAGATCTTGGATACCCAGTCCGGCAGGATGCGGAGCTTCTCTAGAAGGGATTTCGGGTCGAGGGGCGTACCATTGATGCGAATGCGACCACGCGGGTCCATCGCCGGTATAACGGAGGCAAGAAGCCACCGGAGCATCTTTTGCCGGGCCTCCTCGGTAGCGGCGTTCTCTTCGTCTTCCAGATCGTCACCAAGCACCAGATCGGGGCGCCATTGCAGGTGCCGGGTGCCGCGTAGTGACTGACGGGCACCCAGTGCCTGGATGACCACGCCGTTCTTGAGAACGATCTTGTTCTCGTTCCACGTCGAACCGACCTGCTCGCCGAAGAGGTCCAGAATGTGTTCATTGGTCTCCAGCTCATGCTTGATTGCCTGGAGCCGCTCACAGGCGCGTGGGTAGCTGTTGCCGAGGATGAGGATGTTGTGGCACCGCTCAAACAGCGCCTCCAGGATGGCGAACTCCTCCAGGATGGACGACTTCGCCCCGCCACGGAACGCCATGATCACCACCCTGGGGGCGGTGCTGGAATAGAGATTGATGATCTCGACGTGGAATTCCGGCGTCTCGTCGGGGTGCCGGTGGTCGAACAGAACCTGATGCGCCAGCACCCGGTCAGCCGCCAGGGCGCCGATCATGTCCTCGCGGGTGGCGACGGGATCGGTCACAGCTTATGGTGCGTGAAAGTCCCGATGATCTCGGACTGCAGGTTCTTCCCATGGCTGGGGGCGTCGAAGAAATCATCGGCGGCGCTCTGCGGCACGTCCTTGTAGACATAGGTGCCGCCACGCTTGAACGTGACGTGCAGCTCCTCGGTGTCCGGGTCGTAACCGGCGCTCTGGATATGTGACGAATGTAATGGGCGATGCTGGACGGCCATTGGTAGCTCCACGGGCATGATCACCACGGTGCGCCCCCGAAGGGTCTGGCGAGGCAAGCCTCATGCCAGACCCCCCAGGAGCATGACCGTGGAGACGATCACCGGGGAGGGTACCTGACGTTTTCGCAATAATCCAGGCAAAATTCCAATTTTTCTGCGCGCAAACCATAAGGTTTTTGAAAACGATGCGCGACTTGGGGAGGTCGGAGCAAATTTTTCACCCCCGCCCCC